AATGAGGAGAATTAGACATAATGTTGAGTGGGTTTTGTAATACTGAAAAGACGAAGTTTTCCACAGATTGTTTATACTTAAGGATCGTAATCTAATGGGTAATCTATAACCCATCCATCATACATTTGTTGTTCTTCGATATCATCCCCATCAGACAATCTTTCAATGAATTGTTGAGTATTTTCCACAGAGATTGTGGAAAACCCAACTATACTTTTTGATGGAGATTTCGTTTTCTGATTATTACTTATTTCCACGATTACCCCTCCCATTCTTATTACTTCTTTTCGCAATTTGTCCTAAGTTCTCTACATATACATCCTTTACACGTTCTCCACTTTTTAACTGTAAAAGTTCATTCCATTTCCAATTACTTGGGGGAACACAGTTACTATCATCAACTGTAAAATCTAAAGTAACACGATATCTTGTAACATGTGGGGTGATTGTGTTAGTCATTGGAAGAAGATTGCAGAAGGAAAGAGTTAATCTAATTATAGAATATTAACGAGTCTTTGTCAATCAAATCACTATATTTATGGACGATTCTATTCATATTCTGTGAGATATTGACAGATTTCGTTATAAATTTCCAACTGTCTTTCTGGACTATATTTTGTAAACCAAGACGGGGAACTTTCATCCCTTATGTTATCTTTTGGTGCGATAGTCATTGTGTATTCTTGACCAGAACATTCAAAGTTAATTGACATAATAAAAGGGAAAATAGGGTTTGTTAAGTGTTAACGACTTATTGGTAATTGTGCGTCTTATGTGTTAAAAAAATCTGCGGCGTTGACCTCGAAATGATACAAATAACAAGAGAGAATAGGTAAAGGAGAGTATTAACGAAAGAATCGTAATCCTATCCACTATCTAATAAAAACTGTGTTAAACTAATCATCACGAACTCCATGCAAATTTGGGGTTTTCAAGTATAATATCTCTGACTCTTTCTCTATCTAAACTATCACCATAACCCCACGAATAGTGAACATATTCTAAATCACCTTTTTCAATTCTCTCAATATAAGTATTAAACGCATTGACAATATCTTTCTTAGTTAACAACTTAATCGGATAAAGATCAGACTGTGGATTATAGAAACTCCACACATAATCAACGAATTCTTGTAAACTATTCATGTTAAAGTACCTCCTGAAGTTTACAATGAAGATCATAAGTAATGTAATTAGTAATATCATTAAATTCTGGATCACGATCAGGTTTACTTGCAATTTGTTTCTTAAATGTATTCAATCGGTCTGCAATTATACCACTAATTGCAACAAACTCATCATTAGTAAATGTTACTGTTTTCATCACGATTGACCCCCTTGATTGTTAAGAAATGTGGGGAAATAACGAACATTGTTGATAAGAATGTCCATGCAATCACTATCAGGATACTTATCATTGACTGCATCAATTACAGTCCTCCATTGATCCTCATTCATTGTAATTGTGGTCATTTCTTGAGATTTAGTCATTGGATTGTTTAACAAATTGTGGGATACCTTTAGTGTTGTCAGTTATATTCCAAAGACCCGAATCGTTCTTAGAAATTATATCATTTCCGACTGCGTAATCGTTCATAAGAACTTTATACATTGTCTTACCATAGTTTGTAACAACTTTTAGGTTAAGATCTGGAATTAACTTGTTAGTTAACCACGATTTTGCGGGATAGTAGTCAATAACTAACATTCCACAGTTTGATGTAATTTGCATAACGATTAACCCCCTTAATTAAGAATACATCTCTAAATCTTCCATGACTCGGTGTAATGCACTGAGACAATCTACAATATCAACATCAACATCAAAATGTTCAATTACATTATAGAACTTTGTATATAACCTGTAGTAATCATCACCATTTGTTACACTTCTGTCTTCCATTTCAAACGGTAGATCGTTAAGAACTTGTTGAAGTTCTTTAACACTTAGTTTGGTTGATTGTGTCATAAAAATGATAATAAAGAACTTGTGGATTTCCTCCACTCTTATATAATACACGATTTAATCGTGTTTTGGTGAATATGTGGACACTTAAATTAGTGTCCTAAATCCACTTGACGTTTTTATTATTCTATGTTATCAACTAATTCACGATACATTTCATCATCTAATGTTAAACTAATTTCCTCTTTTAACTCAATATCTGTTAGTTTCTCACAGAAATTAGTCAAGTCTTCTTCTACATAAGAGATTAAATCACTTGTACTCATACTATCAATTAAGAGGTTAACATATGACTCAATTAGTTCATCTTTCTGGTCACGATTGAGTGTCCTATGTTTCACAATGCGTTTCGCATCTAACTCACTATTTGTTGCATTTTCATTTGCAGTTTGGGTGTAATTAGTCATCATTGGTCAAGAGATTGTAGGGATAAATGTAATACTTTTTCCAGTTCTTCGTATGTAATTGTTGTAGCATCACACTCACTAATTGCATGAGTGAAACTATCAACTAAGTACTCTATTTGTTGTTCATTCATGTTAATTAATATTCCTCCGTAGGTTTAACATAACGTCTTAAACTGTATGCAAGACTATCAATAAACTCCCAAATATCACGAGTTGAATAATATTGAAATGGTTCCCATTTGTTATCTTCAATCCACTCTTCGATCTCATCTGTTCCCCAATTAATATACTCATCAGGGAAATGTTCAGTCAAATAATGACCACTCGCCCATATAATATCCTTCTGTTCCGTTGTTAGTTTGTCAAGAGAATTAATCTCTTTTGGATGATAATTAGGCATTGTAATCAGTTGGGTTAATTGTTAGTAATTGCGTAGAGTTCTCCAAGGAGTAATAGGTTTCCAAGTCGTACAATCGACCTCTTCGTTATCAACGAAACATTGTACTTTTCCTTCCTTGTTTATACTCTTGACTGGTGTAATATCTTTGGAATTGTACCAAAAATCATTCCAATCTTCGGGTGAGTTTGTTACATCTTCAACCATTAATTGTCTCCAAAAATTGAACCTACAAGTACTTCATATTCCTTTACTTCTTTCTCATTTAATCGTGAAACTAAGTCATCTAATAGTTCACCAAGAAGATTATTATCTTCTTTAATTGCATAACCAAGATCATCAATTAGATCTCTTCGTTGTTGTAATTGTGCATCAGATAACATGATTAAATCTCCAAATAAGAACCACGATTATCATCACTAAGTAATACACCAACAGGTGAAAATTCACCATTAAATGTATCATAAACAGTGACTTCTTTTAATAGATCATCATCATCAAATGACTGTAATTCAGTCAATAAATCAAGATAAGTCATAGTAAAGTTGTCCTCCATTGTGTTACTTTTGCGTATGAATCTTCCTCATAGTTTGAGTCAAGATACATTTGTAATTCTTCAGGTAAATGTTTAACTTGAAGACCGTAATCATCGTCAAATTCGATGATACATTCAAACTTCAATTTACTCTTCATAATCTTCATCTTCAATAGGAAATTGATTCAAGTGCGCTTCACTTAAACCGTAAACCATTGTCCAAACTTTCTCACCTGAGAGTTGATATTCTCTACAAATATATTCAACTGCATCTTCAATCGTATCCTTAACTTCTACCGCTTCTTGGTAAATGTTCTCCATGATTGTTAATTAGTAAGGGACAAAGTTTAATAAAAAAGTGGTGCAATTAGTTTGCACCACTGTCAGGATGACGATTCTCATCTTGGAATTTTGGATTAAAGAGTTGATACATCTTGTTTCCGACTGAGTTCATCAAGTCTGACTCTTTATCACCATAATCTTGATAATCTGCAAGTGCGGAGTCGATTGCGTCCCACTCATCCTCGGTAAAGAATCCCTTGATAGTTTGTAACTGGTCTTGGGAATAATCTCTAACCATTGTTTGCATTGGATTTCTCCCTTGATTGTTTACTTTTATAGTATAACATGAAAAAACCCCCTATTGGGGGTTTGGTGGACAGTTCGTAGACTGTCACTTAATTACTTGACTTCAGTATTCTCTGGAGTAGTGTTAAACGCACGATCATAAGATTCACGAACGTAGTTAACAGTTTTCTTTGCAAATGGTAGAAGGTAGTTATAACCTTTTACCAAATCTTTCCAGAGTTCTTGAGTCTCAAATAGATGAATATTCCATCTATTCTTGATATCCTCAACGTACTGTTGTCTGGTGATAAGTGTTGCTGAAGGTTTGTCCATTGTTGGGGTTGCAATAACTTTTGGTTGAACTTTGGTAACAGTTTTTGTTACTTTTGGTTGAACTTTCGTAGTTGTTTGAGCAACTTTACGAGTGCGTCTTTTGCGTGAAACTGTGTTAGTTTTCTTCGCAGAAGTAGCAGCAACTGTCATAAATTGTGACTGTGTTTGTGGACTTTCTTAATATAGTCCATTTTTCACGTTTTGTCTATAGGTCTTGTGACAGTTTCTCAAGTGACTCATTTCTTTCTTGTAACTTCTCAACAAATGGTGAATTAATGATACTTAGTGCAACATTTACACCTACCAATGCTATAAGTAGTGCGAATATTACCCTCATTGTAATACTCCATCTAATGAGTCTAAATCTTTACCAACTCTACCTGATTTCACTACGTTTATCTCATTTTTTGCGAACAAATTCGCCATCTTATCTGATATTTTCTGTAACACCTCTAATCTATCATTATCATCACCAACTTGAGGCATTTTGCTAAACACAAGAACATCAATTTCATGCCATTCTTCATCAGTAAAGAAATTACGGATTGGATCATTAACTATCGTCATAATACACCCTTTTAAATGTTATTTAACATGATAACGTGGTTCATCATCATTTAACTCAATTACCTCATCTAATTGATTAATTATCTTAGAAAGTGTTTGATCTAATTTAAATCCTAATCTCTTAATAACTTCTATTAATTCAGTAGGATCTTTCTTTAGATATACATTTAACTGATCGCAATATTCACGATATGCTTCAGCATCAAATGAATCATACGATTCTTTAAATGACTCTTTTTCAGACATAATAATAATTAGATAAAGAAAAAAGAGGGAGTTGTTTATAACTCCCTCATGTAATTAGGCGGCAACAAGTGGTTCTTGTTTGATAGGATTACCATCACTATCATATAAATTACCACTTGGAATTTCAACCTTAGTTGTTACTGAAGGTTTGTCACCATCCCAACCATCATGTGAATAACATATCCACTCATTGTTAACAAATACATAGGTAAATTCCTCTGCAAATTTTAACAAATCATCAAAGTTATCATGTAACTTAGGTGGACAATCTTCACCCCTTTCACTATAATATAGTGTCTGATTAGGACGAGTTTCTTCTAAATCCCAAGTGGAATCTGACCATAGTGATGATATATCACCACCATCAATTAGTTCGGTAACTTTATCACGAGTGTTGAAATATTGACGGAGAATCTTACCATTGAAGGTAGGATATCCATCCCAATGACAATAAACAGAGACAAGATTGTCTCCATCTAATTGTAATGCAATGCGTGATCTTGTTCCCATTAAAATAAAGCGAATGTGTACTAAATTGACGTATTAAATTGTTAGATTACTCAAAATTACCTGCAAGGTAAGCATCAATGACTTCGATAAGTTCATTACCGTTTGAGCACTGTTCAAGAACGAAAATTAGGTCGGACATTGTTAAATAAACGATTTAAAAATGTGTAACTTTAGGGCGAACACATTCCCATAATTCTTATAAGTTTGATGGATCAGATTCCATGAGGTTGTTAATAGGTTTGAGTGCAATTCTTTCTGCGATTGCTACAACCAAATCCATTGACATATCCCCACTTAATTCACAACTACCATCAGGTTTTTTGTTACCCAATTTGTCACAAATTGCATCACCAATTACTTCCATCAAAAACTCATTTAAACGAGGAAAATCATCCTCTATGTATGCAATAACTTCTGGTACAAGTACGTCAGCAAGTTTAGCAATAGTTTCTTCAGATAGTGCCATTAGTGTAAAGAAATGGGTGAGAGAAACAAAACGAGGACTTACATTCTGACTTAAAACGTTAAAAAAAAGTCTTAGGAATCGCCTCGTTTGTTTCCCATATTATTAATATAACACAGAAATTGTGTTGTGGGGAAAATAGTGGACAGTTTATTTACTGTCACTCATCTTCCTCTGTCTCCCTACAGTAAAGTTAGCATAAGAGAAGTATTGACGATCAATTAGTTTATATGTTCCATGAACATTTGACATGACATATCCTTCATGTCCACCAATTTCATCACCAATGTAACATTCTACAGTAGAATCTTCAGGGTTAATTCCTGTCATCAATAAGAGTTTAATCTCTCTAATAATGTTATACAAGTGGAAGAGATTTGCAGAGAATCCTGTCTCTTTTGCAAGTGCATTTGCAGTCAATTCTCTTCTCTCACGAATGAACTGATTAACAACTTGTTTGATCTTTTTCCCTTCCTTAATATCAGGGAACTTAACAAATGGTATGAGAGTTTTAGCAACATTGACCCACAATCCTACTTGTAAATGTCTATGAACTAACTCTGCATTTGTATTCAAATTGTATGCTTTTCCACAGAATGTGTACTCTGTATTAAATACACAGTCCATAGATTTCATTTCATCACCAACATAATGAGAGTGAGTTGCAACCACTATGTTATGTTTATCAGAGTCAATTTCCTTATCAAACTTGTAAGTAATTGTATTAGGATTGTACTCGTTAGTACCTGCAAATCCAATAAAATCACTTTGAAATACTCCCATGTTTGAGTAATTCTGGAAACTAACTAAACACATGTGCAAGATACTTGCAACTTCAGGTGTATGTCCATGATTCAATTCTATATCATGGTGAGTATAATTAATCTTGACTTTTACCTTATTAAATACACTCTTAGTACCAACAAAAAACTTATCATTTTCAGGGTTTCTTCCCCACACAATAGCAGGTGAACCGTCATACTTTACAGACAGTTTGCTATTCTTTTCCTGAAAGAATTTAAGTACTGTTTTAGCACCTTCCTTACCATTGTTAAGGATGTTGTCTTCAGGATGTTCGAGATGAGTGTTTTTCATACTTATAGTATGACACACAATCGACCCCAATGGGGAGAATAGTGGACACTTCCTTAACTGTCTGTCTTTCTCTTCCTTGTTACCTTTTTGGAATTACTATCAATTAAATCTTCCAATTCCTCTATTCTATCCCCAAGATTGTTATCATTGGAGTTCTCAGAATAGAAGAACAATGCTTCACTTAGGAGATTATATTGTTTGTCAGTTAGTTTAAGATTACAATGGTACATTTTACCCTATTGGAATGTTAAAGGACATAATAGTTCGCTTCACGTTAGATGTGTTATTTGGTGCCTCATGTAATAACATTGCAGGAAATAATATGATGTCGCCCTCATCAACTTGAGGAACATATTCTTGATTATATCCTGTAAATGGATCATTAAATGGTGAATGAAACCAAGTAGGAGAGTGAACACTTTTATCAAATTCAAGATACAATACACACGAAAGATTTCCAACTCCATGATTATGACATGAATGATATTGTTGGTTGTTATATCTTTGTGACCATAATTGCCATTTAGATGTATCTGTACTATTCTTAAGTAATGGAGTAATTACATCTCCTTGTTGAAAGATGTTGTTAAGATCTTCCTCTAATATCTCACACCATTGTTTAAAGTATGGTGGTCTACCTTGATTAGAATAGTAATCAGTATGTTGTGGTAATTTAGATTGTACCACATCATCATCACTAAAGTCAAGTAATGATAATAGTTTTGGTTTCTTTTCTTCCCAGTTTGTTACACTGTACTTGAAGATATTAACAGCAAAGATTGTTTGCCCCAGTAGATCACTTCCCATTCTTAAATCTATCCTTCCTCCTTAATTTAGTCCCTTTAGGATCACGTTTAAGATCTCTTTTAAGAGCAGCAAGAAACTTCAAATGCTTCTTATTTGATGGAAGCAAATTCTCAATATCTTTCTTCTCTTGTCTACTTTGTTTACTCAATCTGTTCAAACTCGATATTATCGAGATCCTCATTATTAAACTCAGTTAGATCATCCATAAATGTCCAATCTGCATCTTCAATGTCATTTTCAATGACCATTTCTTGCATCACTGATTCAGCATCTTCAAGACGTAATTCATCGACTAATTGTGTTAATCTGACTGCATAAGTCTGTTCAAGTTCTTCTAAACATTGGTTGCGAATCTTTTCGATTTGTCTCATTTTATTGAATAAGTTTGGATGGGCGAGATTGTAACCTAAGATATGTTTCTTGTTTGGACATACCTGAAGATGGATTATCTGTTGAAGATAGATTAACAAATAGTCCTACAATTAGGATGAGGATAATAATACCTCCAGTCCAAATCATTTGGATTCCATGTTCTTCTTTCATTCTACTTTCCAATCTTTGTTACCTTTAGTTGGAACCCAAAAGAAATAGTTTCCTTTCAATGATTTCAAATAATAGTGTTTAATTCCCTCGTGCAATTTCTCATCTTCAACTGTACATGTATGGAATAAATCCATTTCATCAATGAAGCGATTCTTTGCTTTCTTTGAGAGTGGAGTAACACAAACTCGTTTGGTTTTGGTTTTCATAATTAAATCCAATGATGTTATCATACCGCATATTTGAACGATATGTCATTTTATGTGACAGTATATTAACTGTCTCAGTCATCTCCTGATCTCAGTTCTACATTAAGCAAATAGAACCAAATTACCGCCATAACTATTATTAGAAATATTCTAATACTACTCCAAGATGTATCAATAGTACCAAAATTATTCACGATCTTCTATAAAATCAGGACACAACATTGCCCCCACAAGTTCTCTTGCATGACCATTATGTTCGCATAACTTATTCATCCATATTCTCTCATCTAAACTAACAGGAATACCATCAGTAGTTATCATCCTACAACATATATCTGTTAATTTATTACGGTACTTAGTTGATAATGTCATCTTGTTACATGTGATACGTGTGCTTCACCCTTTTCAAATATAGTATTAACTACTGTGTTTAATCTTCTGGTTGTACTTATACCAACATTAGAATAAACTGGTACAAACATTTTACCAAAAGATTTACGATAGTTACTAACATCGCCAGGTTTAATTATACCATGTTTTATATCTTTTGCATCCTCCTTATGTAGTCTTATTACACGACCAATCGTTTGCGCCATTGTAATATAGTCTAAATTTCTCATCAATATACATGCACTTAACCCATGAACATTCATACCTTCAGATAGTATTGAATGATGAAACATAATAAACTTTTTGTTAGGATCATCACCCCATTTGTTCATAGTATTAAAGAACTTATCTCTCCTAACTTTAACTCCATCTATAATTGCACCATGTTTAGATGTTATCCACATGACACTATATCCAAGGAGTTCTTTACACTCTAACTGGAAAGATGTGCGTGACATTAGTGCAGCAATATCCTTTGTAGATTTTGCAGTAACTAACACTTTATCCATCTTATCTTCAGTCTTAAGTATCTCTAATAGAATACTTTTATCCCTTTCAGGTTGTTCCATTGCAGCAGAATACTTGCAAGATGATACTTTAGGTGGGATAATATAACCCTGAGAGATAAGATCAGGAGCAGGAACTTGTATGATTACTTTACCAAAAATGTCCTCATCATTCATTCCTACTTTTAAAGGAGTTCTTGAATGTTTAGGAGTTGCAGTAAAGAAATAACAACGTTTTGCATACATTGAGTAATACTCAACTGCCTCAATAAAGTTCTTTTGTGTACTGTTATGTGACTCATCAAAGTATATTGTATCAACCTTAATCTTAGACTCTTGTATTCTATGAAGAGAATGATATGTAGTAAAGATTAACTGATGTTTCTTCCAGTTACTAACAGCGAAATCATATATTTCCTTACTATTTGTTGTTGTCCAATGACGAGTCTTTGAACTATGTACATGTAATACTGCAACATTATCAAAACTATGTGATAAGAAATCATCACACAGTTGTTGTGCAAGTAGTATGCGAGGCGCCACTACTACAATTTTCTTGGGTTCCACGAATCTCCTTGTATTCTTATCATAATCCCAAAGAGATTCACACTCATTGAGTGCATCTTTAATCATACATAGAGTCTTTCCACCACCAGTAGGGACAAGGATTTGTCCCTTATTAGTGTGTTTCATTGCCTCTACTATCTCACGCTGATGTGTTCGTAGTTTCATCAACTTTGTTTCAATAATATATTATTGCATAAAAAAACACCCTATAGGGTGTTTAGTGGACAGTTCTAAAACTGGTTGAGTAGTTTCTTGGTTTCTGGGGATAACTCCTCCTGAATACCCAACTCAAATAAATCCTCCTCTAATGGAGTATTATTCAATTCTTCAAGTGATTCAAATTCAAAATCTTCCATAATAAATGTGATTCAGTGAGTGTAATTATGCAGTTGGTGGTACACCAGGCGTTTGAGCAACTTGAGCATCAAGATCAAACTTTTCTCTTACTTGATTCTGTGATTTAAGAGAATTGATCTCTACATATGCTTGACGAATATCTTCTTGTTGTTTATATAATGCAGAGTTAATCATACTCTCCATTGCTGACAACCTTTCATCAATATTACCTATAGTTGTCATAGCAACCTTCAACTGTTTTGTTAGTCTATCTAACTCATTCAGTTTGGCATTTGTATCAACACCAGGCGCTGACATTGTTTGTTGTGCCATAATAATTAGTCAGTGAACATTTGTATTTAGAAAGCAAACTTAGAGATAGAAACACATGTCATAAATGATAGCATTACCACCACATCATATGCTTTAGTTCTTGCAAAGAATGGAATACTCATTAAGCAAGCAATAGCATGAACTATTGTACCATAAGTAACACTTACATGCAATACTATGAAATATCCAACAACAACCAGTAATGACCCAATTTGTCTACTAATTGTTACTGTTCTCATGTAACCTCCATTGACCATAATGATTTGTCAATATCAGTATGACAACATTGACAAGTTAATGATGACCATGCAAAATTATATACTTTCACTATTGTTGTACACTTAGGACACATAATATGTTTACCCTTGTACTTATCAGCACGAGCATGTTTAGTGATAGGTTTGAAACTAACTGTTGTTGTAATCATCTCAACCTCTAAGATAAAGATAACCACCTGCCCAATCACAGTTTGCATACATTGCTTCACGTTGATTGATAATTCTCATATCATATCTTACATGTTTTGCAGGTGATGCCCATGATGCAGGTTTATAAACTTCACCAGTGTTCTTATCAACAAATGCGTGAACACTTCCTGCTCTTCCTCTATCATATTGAATGATTTTGTGATACTTTCTACCAGTGGTAATACGAAATTCCATAGTAGATTTACCATCTTCAAGATCTTCAATCCTTGCCCTTAAGTAGTCTGAAGGAGAAGAATTATAAGATCTACGTGCTGAATTAAGAGAGTATCTTATGTACTGTTCTTCAAGAGCAACACATAAATCATTAGTCCAACGTAATACTCTTACTTTCAATTCTGCCCTTGCAATAGCATCGGGACTGAGTTTCTTTTGAGTCTTAGTTGACATAATCCTGAGTAATAAAGAATGAAATCCCCATTTTCGCATTAACCTCGCCCTTGTTAGCATAAGGTATGGGGATTAGGTTGAGTGAGGTCTTATCCACGGCACCTGCTCGCTACATTGCCTCACTCGTGGGTTTACCACATCTCTGGGACTTACAAGCACGCAATGCCCTGAGCACTCTTATATAATACATGAAAAAACCCCTCTGTGGGGGTTTAGTGGACACTTTGTTAACTGTCTACCTATCTGGTTCAGGATGTATCCACAGATCATCCACAGCATATCTTTCTTTTGCTTCTAATAGTGCTGCAGATCTGTTGGGAGATAATGACTCGAATAGAGTATTAACCCTTCTACCATCTTTAGTGGTTGCAAAGACTCGCCATTTCATAATGTTAATCAGAGTGATACTCTTCCATATCAATATCAGGATACACCCAAATCTCGTCTTTTTTCCTTTTTGTAAAATTTCTTAACCTTTCTTCATTTGATAGTCTTGAAACTCTCCATCCATAATCACCATCACCTACAACATTTGGCATAAAGTTCATTGCAAGTGTTATACGGTTTGCTTCAGTATTCTTCTTATATCCATGAACAACTGTAGCAGGAAAGAGTAATAATTCTCCTTCATTTGCTTTAATATGGTCAATTTGATTATATCTTGTGTTCTTCTCACTTGCAAGGTTAATTGTAGGATTGTCTGGAAATTGCATCAATGATGTATTCTTAACAAAGTAAGTTGTAGGATGTTTAGTATTATCATAGTTTGCATAATATACTCCTGAAACTATACTATTACCATGATAATGTGGTCCTTGAATACCACCTACCTCACATATATTAACCCAACTATCTGTTACTATCATGGTATCATTTAGATACTTACCCATTACATCTTTAACAAATAGTTCTGCTTGTTCTTCTACCCAATATCTAAATCTTTCAAACTGTGGTTGTTCTAATACAGAGTAATAATCCAAATGATATAGTTCATCAGAGTTAGGATTAGCAAGGTCAGGCATAAACTCTCTTG